CAGGTATTTGCTGTCAGCTTCAATACTCAAAAGAAACTGGAAGAATGACAGAGCAATTAGAAGAGGTAGATTTTTAATGAAAAGAGAAGATCAAGAATTTTTAAAATCTGAATATCTAAAATACTTAATGTTCTTATATCATCTTGAATTTGATGATGGCATTGAGGTTGGTAACTATCCAACTTATGACCAGTTCTTAGAAATGAGAGCTGAAGAACAGAGCATGTCTAGCCATGCCTTACACTGAGTATGTGTTTGACCTAGAAGCAGATAACTTACTTGATGATGTAACTAAGGTTCACTGTATTGTCTTATCAGAAAATGACAAAGTAATCTCGTTCCCCCCAGACAAGATTCAAGATGCCCTTAAGTTAATGAGTAAGGCTGATAAACTTATTGGTCATAATATAATAGACTACGATTTAAGAGTTCTAGAAAAAGTATGTAATTGGAAATTCGAGGGTGAAGTCTTTGATACCCTCGTTGCTTCTAGAACTATTTGGTGTCATCTCTATCAACTCGATGTAGAGATGAAAAAGATTAATACAAATCTTTATGGTTCTCATAGTTTGAAAGCTTGGGGTTATCGTTTAGGTGAACTCAAAGGTAACTTCAATCAAGGTTCAGAGTCTTTTGAGAAGTACACAAAAGAAATGCTGTCTTATTGTATTCAAGATGTGAAGGTAACTTCTCTCTTATATAATAAGATACTGAAGAAAGAGTTTAGTGAAGATGCTCTAAAGATGGAGCATGACATTCACACCTTACTTATCAAACAACAAGAACGTGGTATTCATTTTGATGAAACCAAAGCTCAAAAACTTTACAGTCAATTAGCTGCTCGTAAGCAGGAAATAGAAGACGAACTACAAAAAGTCTTTGAGCCTAACATCATTGTGATGAAGACCAAGACAAAGACAACACCCTTCAATCCTGCAAGCAGACAACAGATTGCAGGAAGATTAAAGAAGAGAGGTTGGAAACCTACTGAGTTCACACCTTGTGGTGAAGCAAAGGTAGATGAAACTATTCTGGAAAAAATAGATATACCAGAAGCAAAGTTGCTACGAGAATATCTGATGCTCAACAAAAGACTTGGGCAAATAGCAACTGGAAAACAAGCATGGTTAAAACTTGTAAAGAAAGGAAAACTTCATGGAAGGGTTAACCATATGGGTGCAGTCACAAGTCGGTGTACTCATGCAAATCCAAACTTGGCACAAGTACCAAGAGTTTCTGCAGAATATGGAAAAGAATGTAGAGAACTTTTTTCTGTACCTAATGGGTACACACTTTTGGGTGCTGATGCGAGTGGTTTGGAATTGCGTTGTCTTTCCCATTTTCTGCATCGTTATGATGATGGAAAATATTCAAAAGAATTACTTGAAGGTGACATCCATACTGCGAACCAGAAAGCAGCAGGGTTGGAAACAAGAGATCAAGCCAAGACCTTCATCTATGGATTTTTGTATGGAGCAGGAGAAGAGAAAATTGGATCAATCATTGGTCGAGGTTCTAAGGAAGGAAGGATTATAAAAAATAGATTCCTTCAGAAAACCCCTGCCCTCAAAAAATTAAAAGACGCAGTAAACACATCAGCGAAAAAAGGTTGGATCAAAGGATTAGATGGTAGGCAACTTCCTATTCGTCATGCTCATGCAGCTCTGAATACATTGTTGCAAAGTGCAGGAGCTTTGATCTGCAAGCGTTGGTATTTAAACATTCATATAGGCTTACGAGATAATGGACTCACTGAAAAGGATGCAAGCATTGTAGCTTTCATTCACGATGAAGTGCAGCTTCAAGTTCGTAAGGGATTGGAGCAAAAGGTTGGAGAAATTATTCAACAAGCTATGCAATCCACAAAAGACTACTACAACTTTAACATCAGACTGGACACAGAGTGGAAGGCTGGAAACAACTGGGCAGATACCCACTGATAAAGACTGTAGATTTTGTGGTATAAGACTTACTGCAGAAAATTGGTCACCATCAAATGTCATTAAAAAAGATTATAAATGTAGACCATGTTTCAGCATCGTATGTCGGCAAAATTATTTAAGACGAAAAGCTAAAACACTTAACACAAAAACAATCAAAGCATTTAATCAGATAAAAGAAGGATACATCTACGCTATTACAAATCCTGCTTGGGCAGGTTGGGTAAAAATAGGAATGGCAGTAGATGCTGATGATAGATTATCTAATTATCAAACATCATCACCCTTCAGAGATTATCATATTGAAGCAAAGCAATTCACAACTGACAAAAAGAAGTTGGAAGAGATCGCACACAAAGAAGCTGCGAAGTTAGGTGTTCAATTAGGTGAGTGGTTTAAGATAAATAAACTTCAAGCTATCTCACTCATCAAATCTTTAACATTAGAGACTACCTAATGCACGAAGGTTTGATTGATCCAGTAATTTTATTCAGCACACTTTTTATCATTTCTTTTGAAACACAAGAAGCTTGTGAGGAATTTAATAAATTACAAAAGTATGGTGAGGACAGTGAATGTTTCATTACTTATGAATATTTGTCCAAGCCACCATTACCTAGACCAAAAATATTAGAAAGGAACAAAGATGTTCTTGATTTGTTCTATGAATAATGTACAATATTCAAACTCAAAAAATGGAGAATCGTATGCAACTGCTCATCGATGGTGACATCGTAGCTTACAAAGTCGCATCAGCTTGCGAACACCCTACTGATTGGGGTGATGGTTTGTGGACGATGCACTCATATGAACAAGAAGTTGAAGATGGAATTGATAATTTTATTTCTCATCTCAAATCACAAGCTAAAGCAGATACAATTTTAACTGCTTTATCTGACACAAGAAACTTTAGAAAGGAGCAAGTATCCCCTCATTATAAAGCTAATCGTTCTGGTCAAAGAAGACCTATGCTTCTTAACCATGCCAAACAATATTTAAGAACACATCATAATGGTGAGTCGATGAGACAACTAGAAGCTGATGATGTTCTTGGAATTTATGCGACTAGTTTTAAAGACAATATTATATGGAGCGAGGACAAAGACCTACGCACAATACCTTGCAAACATCTTATTGATGGAGAGGTAGTTGAGATCACTGAAGAAGAAGCTGATCGTAATTTTTATATCCAAGCATTAGCAGGAGATATGGTTGATGGATATTCTGGTTGTCCAAGAATAGGAATTAAGACAGCAGAAAAAATCTTAGACGAACCACCCTACTGGAACAAGGTTGTAGCTACTTACAACAAGGCAGGACTGTCTGAAGAGGTAGCTTTAGAAAATGCAAGACTAGCAAGAATTTTAAGAAAAGGTGAATACCTCGAAGGTTACGATAAAGAAGGAGATGTGAATTTATGGACACCGACTTAATTAATGAGCCACCTCATTACACACAAGGTACGATTGAGTGCATTGAATACCTTAAAGATAGCATGAACATTTTAGCTTACGTTGGCTTTCTGGAAGGTAACACAAAGAAGTATCTACACAGATACCAGTATAAAGGTTCAAGAATTTCTGACCTTAAGAAAGCACAATATTATTTAAACAAACTAGTAGAAACTTATGAGGAATTAGGAAAGCAACATGAACAGAACACTTGAGAAAGAAATAGTTGCTTGGGCAGATGATAGAAAAATCCTAGAGCAAAGCACAGCGAGCTTACAGTTTTCAAAAACTCTTGAGGAAATAAACGAGTTATACGATGGCATCATTGAAGGAGATGTCGATGAGATCGCAGATGCTATAGGAGATGTAATGGTAACTCTCATTATCCAAGCCAATATGTGGGGTCTCTCAGCGACTGACTGCTTAACTGGAGTTTACAAAGAAATATCCAAAAGAAAAGGCATGATGGTTAATGGTAAATTTGTGAAGGAGATGGAATGAGAAACTGGTTTGGTATGGAAACAAAACTAGCTGAGGAAATAGATACGCAGAAATACAGGCAAGAAGGCGAAGACTTCTATACCAAATGTGTAAGAATTGCAGATGCCTTAAAAGATAACAATCTTCACTTTGAATACTTTAAGGATATGCTACTGAACCAAAGGTTCTTACCTGCAGGAAGAGTACAAAATGCTATGGGTGCTAGTAGGCAAACAACAGCCTTTAATTGTTTTGTAAGTGGAACAATAGATGACTCAATGGAGTCTATTATGCACAGAGCTACAGAAGCTGCTGAAACGATGCGTAAGGGTGGTGGTATAGGTTATGACTTTAGTAACCTAAGACCAAGAGGAGATCGTATCAAATCACTTGATAGTAAGAGCAGTGGTGTTGTGTCTTTCATGGGTATCTTTGATTCAATCTGTCAGACCATAGCTTCTTCTGGACACAGGAGAGGCGCACAAATGGGAGTGCTTAGAGTAGATCATCCAGACATCGAGCAGTTTATTACAGCCAAAAATAACTCAACATCCCTTACAGGATTTAATGTAAGCATTGGTTGTACTGATGAGTTTATGAGAGCTTTAGAAACTAAGACACCATTCCCATTAAAGTTTGAAGGCAAGACTTATAAGGAAGTAGACCCTGTAGCTCTCTGGGATATGATAATGAGGTCTACATGGGATTGGGCAGAGCCTGGAATTTTATTCTTAGATACTATAAATAAAAATAATAACCTTTGGTACTGTGAACAAATTGCAGCAACCAATCCTTGTGGAGAACAACCTCTTCCTGCACATGGTGCTTGTCTCTTATCTAGCTTTAATATGGTTAAGTATGTTGATCGTGATACTGCTTCCTTTAATGAAGATTTATTTATCCATGATATTACTCATGCAGTAAGAGCCTTAGATAATGTTATTGATCGTACTATCTATCCATTAGAAGCACAAAAGAAAGAAGCTCAATCTAAAAGAAGAATGGGTATTGGTGTTACAGGATTAGCTAATGCAGGAGAACTTCTAGGTTATCGTTATGGTGCTAAAGACTTTTTAAGATTTACAGAAAAAGTTTTAAAGATGTTAAGAGATAACTCTTATTACACATCAGT